GGCTCTTTTACAGTTTCTTGGATTAGCTTTATCTTCTTCCCTTTGCAATACTGCCTAAAGTCTGCCAGGTCCCTAATAGTCAAGACTCCGAGTTTATATTCTTTCCCTTTAATCGAAAATGTTATCCCACTCTTAGAGATATCTTCTAATTTATCATCCATAATTTACCTCCTTATTCCTTTAATCCATTGAGCTGTATCTTAAGCACTAATCCCTGAACTCCATGGCTGGGTTTGAGTCTTTAAGGTCAATGTGTTGTCACCTTGGAAACTGATACTCTTGGTAATCAATGCATCTACAGGGGTCGTTTCGTCAAGACCTGTAACTACGGTATCGCCTTTCCAATACTGGGAAGGACTACCCGTAGAAGGAGCTCCGGTTGTTTGGACTACGTAATTAAGGAATAACCTTAATTCACAAGTCCCCCCGACCCAATCATCTACTTCATTGTTTGCTGTCAAGAAATACTTATCCGCCGTAGCTGTCCAACTAGTTAGACCTGGGATATAGTTCCTACCACCTGAAGAGTTATCAAAATTAGTAGTCTCAAGGGCATCACCGGTATAACTCAAAGTCCAATTATAAAATCCAAGCACTTCGATGCCAGGTTCAGCTTCTAAAAAAACCGGAGTCCCTGTATCGGTTCCTGTAGTCACTGTTTCATTTACTGTTAATCTTCCAGAACTTACTGCATTAATAGTATATATCCTATCATTCCCTGTCGATGACCCAGAGCTACATCCTGAAACCGTAACCAGCATCCCAGTAGTATAGCCTTCAGTTTCAAAGTTTATCTTCCCAGTAGCACCATGATCTGTAGAAGAGGTTATAGTCTGGTCAGTAGCTCCAGTAGTCCCGGCACCAAAAGTAATAGAATTAGCCAAGGCTGGATCGGTCAGTCCTTCGTTAAAATATACAGATCCATTTTCTCCTCTAATTACTGCCATATCATATCACCTCTCTAATTATGTACTGGTCGCCAATATTCCGCTCCCCTGGAAACTGTAGCTTTGGGTAACCAAACCATCACGTGGGGTAGTAACATCCATCCCAGTAATTACTGCCGTCCCTTTCCACACCCCTGTTGTCCCCGTGGAAGTCCCCAAAACTATTGTCGTCCCCGTACTTCCTGGGACAAAGGTATTGCTAGTAGAATAAAAACAATCAAAGCTACCACTCCACCCCTTTAATCCTGAGATATAAGTCCGACTCCCTGAAGAGTCATCAAAATTCGTCGTCTCAAGGGCATCCCCCACTAAACTTAATGTCCAAGTGTTGATGTAAGTAGATGCTCCACTAAAAGTAATCCTCCCATCTACTCCGCTAATCTCTGCCATTTAAATCACCTTCCTTCCTTTTTTTTAGAATTCTTCACCCACCGGTAATATCATATAATTCCTCAATGCAAATATATTCCTATCCTCTTTTGGTATCAAAGTAGCTAATCCATTTTGTGGCACTTTTTTCCGGAATCCAGGGAAGTTCCCTTCCTGTTTAGTTTTCATTACATAACTTTCTTTGGTATTCTTAACCGAGATCCCTCTACCCATGGCCACCCCACACCAAAATTCCATAGTACCTTTTTCATTTATAAGATATTCAATATCTGCATCTGGTCGCATATCTACCCCATACATATCAATTGTTTTGGGGTCCTGCAGGATCGCTGTAGCCATCATCCAAGCAATCACATTTAAAAAGAACCCCACCTTGAATTCCTCTAATATCTCCAAGACAGGTATCTGTGTACTTTTTATTAAAGGTTTATATACCCCGATAGTATAAATCGGCATACCTATTTTATTTAGGTTTTCAAATAGGTTCATATCATCATGGAAAAAATTACCCCTAGGGTCATGTCCGAAAAATAACCTGTCTACGGCGTGGTCCCGGTAGATTACATTCGACCCCCAGATTTCCACCTCTTCATTCCCAGGGACTAAATCAGGACATTGGTACCAGCTTGGTCCCTGTGCTAATATGATTATTTTGTCAAGTCCTTTTACAAATTCGATACTTTTTTGCATCTTTAACCTCCTTTAAAGATTATGTGCGACTTTTACAATCTTATACTTTAAGGCACTTTTAACCTTCCCCCATTCATATACCGGGTCAAGTTGTAATGTAGGACTCTGCTCACCTACTTTTGCTACCATCCCATAATAGTTCCCTCTGCCCTTCCTCTGCATCAGAGTAGAACCCTTACTTAAATGGAATTGGATCTTCCTCCCTATGGCTACCCCTAGCCAGTATTCTATGTTCCCTTTCTCATTCTGCATGTATTCTTTTGCAGTACCGAAACCCATATCAACACCGTATAAATACAGATTTTTAGGTTTTTGCATTATGGCCAATGCCAGCATATAAGAAATGTTAGTCATGAAATAGGCAATCTTAAATTCCTTGATAACTTCCTCCATGGGGTATTGGATATTATTTTTTAAGTCGGCATATTTGCCTAAGGTGTATACGGGGAAACCTTTTTGGTTTGCCTCTTCGATAATCTTTGTTTTCCTGTTATACTGGGTAACATAAACATCGTGCATAATAAACAACCTGTCAACTTCCCTGGCCTTATAGATATTATTACACCCCCAAAACTCTGACTTTTCGGGTTCCTTTACAGGGCAGTACCCTAGTGACTGTCCCCTCCCTAAGATAAAGATGTTATCTAACCCCTTTACAAGCTCCATCTTATATACTTTTTTTGGCTCTTCCTTAACTTTTTCCTTAGTCTCTCCTTTAACTACTTTTTCAGGTACTTTCTTGATTTCATTCTTAGTTTCTTCCATATTTAAACTCCTTTAGATCCTTTTTTAATATAATGCCTAGCGCCTTTACAATCAGAATAATTAGTATCTTCTAAAATAGCATTTGTCCCTTTTATTTCTTTGGGCTCGTAATTAATAATAGTCAATTCATGAGGTGCTTCACTTATATATTTCATTTTTGTATTATATCTATGTATTGTAATACATGGAAGTTTATCAACCCTTAATACGATGTCTATACCGAACATCCCATCGATCTCTTTGGTAATCTCTTTATCACCCTCATATATTTTTGTATCCCAACAATTCTTTCCAGTGACTATTTTTATGGGTTTTAACACTTTTAACCTCTCTTTACTCTATCTGAGTTTCTATCCGATATTGGACCATATAGTTCCAAATACCACTTTCTCGTGTCAATAAACTCATTTCTCTTTTCATATATATATGCGAATATCCAGTTACGTCTAATTTGCACCAGTCATACAAATTGGTTGTTAATGCTAAGAATGCTGTATTGATTTCGGTGGAACTGCTTTTATCACTATATAAATTAAACTGTATAATATAATTTTCCATAGTATTCGCAGTAGTACCGAATATCCACGAGGGTACGTCGCTTATTAAATGGTATACACAATAAGGGTATGCTGTCCCTTGCGGTGCTTCAGTAAAAAACATCCCATTTATCTCACTCTCTAGAGCACTCCCATCATATTCATCCCATATACCTTCAAAAAGTACCTGCATATTAATCCTCTTTATTACTTTTTTTACATGGAGTTTAAGCAGAACCCCACAAAGCATTTAGTTACTTCTCCTCTTAAGATGTCGCTACATCATCATAATCGACATCTAACTCACCAGCAGCATTCCTTTGTATTGCTGTTATTTTAAATTCTCCAGCTTCTGGATTAGTTATAACAATTTTTCTTTCTGTATCAGCCAAAGCAATGACAAGTTCTCTAACTTCTACACCAGTTTGGTCATCTTTAGCACCTTCTTCAATACCACCTAGCTTGGTTGCAGCAACTGAATCAAGTGCAGCCAAATCAGCAGGATTCACTTCTGCTCCTTCTGCTATTCCAGCTAACTTAGTATCTTTAGTGTCGTTATATGTATTTGATTCACCTTCATAGGCAGTTTTAATCTCTACTCCAGTCTGGTCATCAGCAGCATTATCTTCTACTGTACCTAACTTAGTTTTTTCTACCGAAGTATATGATTCACCTTCTAATTCAGTTGCACCGATTTCACCAACAGCTATTGGTCTTGCTGTAGCTTCGACAGAACCTGCTCTTGTAATATTAGCCTCCGCCGAATTTACCTTTCCTACAATCTCATCAGCAGTTAAAAATACTGCAGTCGGGTCCAACTGGAAACTCGCTATCGCCATTATTTATCACCTCCTCTTTAGTCAGTTTCGTACTCACCATAAAATTTCCCATCTTTAAAACATAATTTAACAATCCTTTTACCACCTCCTATTGGTTCAAAAATAGTAACAATCTGTGTCGGGGTCGCTTCAAAAATCACAATATTTATAGGTTCAGCTTCTATAATTTGTATGTTAATTGGTTCTGACTCACTCATCTGCATATTAATTGCTTCTGGTTCTTCTATTTTTACATTGATATCCGACACTAATCTGTCCTCCTTGTTACATCTGCCTTAATCCTTATCTTCCCTTGTAAGACTGTTAATATATCCTCTGCGCCCCTCTTTATTTGGATATCGTAATAATATCTGGCAGGAGTTAAGTTATCAGTATCAGCAGGCAATAGTATAATCTTGGTTTTACCATTTACAAAGTCATCGTGGACAGTAACATCCTTTTTTATAATAGCTTGACTGTCGCTATCAGTATAATTTTTCTTCACTGTGAAATATATTTTCCATCCCTCAATATTAATTGTTCCACCAGTGCCATCAGTAAAAGTAATATTATATTCCCGACTATCTCCACGATATAAAGGTTCTAGATTATAATTGATTGTAGCCATTAAAATTTAATCACCTGATTTCCTTATTTAAAATAGGAGCAAAGCAATATTTTTTAAGTTAAGGTCACACAGTCACCACTATCAAGTTTATATGTCCCCGCCGAAGCACCTTTGGCTATGCTGCAATTCACATAATTTACTGCAGTTGTCAAGGATAAATCATTTGAGTCTGTTGTTGTGAAGGTACCATAGCAAGTTGAATCTGCTGTACCACAATATGTTGTCCAATATGGCTCTTTGTATATTATCCTATACGGCTCATACCAACGGTCATAATGGTGGTGGTGTACCTCTTTTACTACTTCGATTATTGAAGTCTTTTTTGCTTCATCGTCTTTTTCTTGCCTCTCTGCAATTAAATCTAACCTACCAGCCCTGATGTTGTCAATGTCCTGTTTCAGTGTTTTAATCTCTTTGTTAAGCTTGGTCCGTTCTTTTTCTTTTGTCTTAATGGCTTCAAGTGTCTGCTTGATTGCCTTCTTGATCAAGTCTATTTGTCTTTGTTCTTCTTCTTCTTTGAGCTCTTTTTCGGCCAGCTCAGCGGCCTTTTTATTGTCCATTATTAGCTCCTTTTTAATATTTTACCTTGCCCCTATTTAACAATATCTTTAAATAATTTCCTTATCTTCTTTTCATTTTTATGCAATGCAGGTCTTAAATATGGTCTTGGTAATTGATTATAAATTCGGCCTAAACTATCAGCACCTACAAAACCTAGCTCTAACCTCCTGGCATAAACCACATTTGAGCCAACTACACCAGTTAATTCTTTCGTAGGTTGTCCTACCCCATCTTCAGCTTTTGCTGGTGATTCTACTTTACCTTTTGCCATCCCACTGCCGGTCCAGTTACTTGATATCGATGCCCTTAACCTTCCAGTGTCGACTGCCGGTGGTTCCCCTGGTGCCGATGCAGTATGTATTTTACCTCCTCGTTTTTTGTACTCCCTTCCGGTCCCAGGCTTCATAGATTGTTTGGCATCACCTTCAACTAAATAACAACCGACTTTAATCGCATCCATTAACCTTTTTGCTACGGCATCACTTACTGATTTTCCATACCACTTGAATTTTTCAGCCATTATGTTTCTTCTTTTAGAGTGATTTTATACCGCTGATTCATATTTGCCCCCATATTGTTAATATATAAAATTTTAAATTTCCTTATTCCGTATTGGAATATATCCTCTTCTGTTATTGTCTCACCAATAGGGTAATCAATATAAAAATAGTAATCCGCAATTACCGTAAGCTTATCAGCTGACAATCTTTCGTTCCCGCGAATGGTAGATAATACACCGGTAACATTCCTCTTGCACTTTACATACGTGAACTCTCCCCCCATACCATCACTTTCTGTAGTTTCCCTCCTTAATTCCATTGTAGTTTTTTTACCTATCATACTAAAATTCTCCTAAACTTTGATAGTATTGCCAGGGCTTCTTTAGGGACATCGCTATTTTCACAAGTTACACTGATATCTCCAACCCGATATTGCTTAGTACCAAATAACTCATCTTTACGCCTATCATATATTGACTTGACTATAATCTTAATTGCGAGCTGTAAACGCTTAGGCATCGTAGTTGAGCTATACCCTGCAGTATCCTCCACAAATATATTCCTATTACCTTCAGGCCAACCCATCCCTCGATATATTTCACCTCTTGCCGGGAATACCTCAAAATCATCTATGGCCCTATTAGGCATCTCCAGATATACCCAGTTGTCTTCAATGGCACTCTTACCGAACATCTCTACCAGTTCACTTGATGCAAAGCTATTATAATCGCTACTCTCTATAGTTGCCGACCAACCACTACCTAAAAGGTTAATAGCTGTAACTACTTTACCCATAGTCTCATAACTTGCAAAGGTAATTGTTGAATCTGATGTCCCATCTTTGGTTAATACCAGCCCTGTCGTAGTAACACTAATGTTTGCTGTGGTATAATCAGCAGTATTCTTTACCCTGATAGCTGAACGCCTACCTATTGCCACCCTTGTTAATGCTGTAATCGGATAATCATCTAACTGTAAATACTGTCCTCCATCCCCATCATAATATTTGGCATAGCTTGCCGATTCAAAGACCTTATGGCAATGGGCTTCTACCCAATCCTCCACACTATCCCTGATTGACTCTAAAATGGCCGAAGGGTCGCCAGCAGCTAAATCTGATGTTATAGAAAGAGATGCTGCATGGTCTTGATTAAAACCAAAAGTCAATCCCGCATCTGAACCTGTGTGGGTATAAGCTATTGTTTCCCCTGTAGTTGCTGTAAAGGTAAACTTTTTATCAGTAGATGAATAACTTACCGTTAGTCCAGTAGTTGATAATCCAGAACTTGCTCTATCTTGTAGTTCGGTAGCCAAATCTGCACCGTTATAAGTACCGTCATCACAATCAATATTAGTAGCTGACCCTGTACTATAAGTCAGAACCAAAACATCGTGGGATGCATCAATGGAGAAATACCCAACACTTACTCCACAGAAATCTAGCAATTCAGTTAATGGAACAATGGCCATATTTACTTCCTCCTAATATGCCAATGGAGGTGGTCTTTAATACACCTCTGTTTTTTATCTACTACATAATTTTCTTTTCCGAACATTTCATCCCCAACCTCTACAGACTTAGTAATCATCTTGGCCAGTTCTACATTCGTAGGATTCAAACTGTGCCTATTTAAGACCACCATCGGCACTTGGCAAGTTTTGCAATCTACCACAGTAATCAAAAAATTACTATAGTATTTTTTAGTAACAACATTCCCATCCACTAATCTACAAAGTCCGCAATTAATTTCCATTTAATCCCCTTTTAAAAGAGGAGTACCATATAGGGCAAGAACCCGGTACATTTTTTTTTGTAAAGGAGGCGTATCGGTAATGAATCCCTATATAGATACTCCTCCTTATGTTACCTGATATATACAATAGTCTGCCCTGTACTTCCAGTACTTGCACCAGTAACCGCTAAAGTTATTTTAGAACTTACTACACTAAGAGGAGACCAGTTTATCGTTCCACCTGTACTTGTACCCCAATCATCACCTCCACTACTAAAGGAAGTCCCTTGAGCTCCCAGAAGGTCAATACTGTCACTATCATTTATTAGCAAGTTCCCTTTTGTAGAAGAAGTTGCCATATTTGTAATTCTCAAAACCTGTCCGTTGTAATATTTTGTAGTAGTATCACCTGCTGCTCCTGTAGTCGCAGTCCAGTCAAACGTTACTTTTTGAACTATTTTATGTGTCTGCTCTGTAATCGTTACAGTTCCTATTTCAGCCATTTGCACCACCTACTTAAAGTCAATTATCATTCTTTAGATTATTTATCTTTAATAATTGGTACATACTTAATCGCTAGCCACTTATAAGGCACAATATATACCTCTCCTTGCTTTGTTACCAATTGATGGGTATTTATCTTGTTTATACGGCATTCTACAGCATCACTAATAGTAAATTCATAACCATTAGGAAAAAAATATGTCCTCGATGTCTCTTTTAATTCCAATATCCCTACACTTTCATTTCCTTTCATATTTATCTCCTTTTAAAATGGGGCGTTTTTGGCACGCCCCAAAGCCATCTAATTTTAAGTCTCAGGACCAACTATAGCTCTCCAGACCGTACCATTACTAATCATAATTGCACCTTCTGTCAATGCAATAGTAGCAACAGTTGCACCACCAGTAGCTCCGTTATATACGATTACTGAACCACCACCGGTAGAGGTTTGGAATATTGTATATTGGTCTCCGGCATTCGAACTTGTTGATGCAGGGAGGAGGACGGGACTATCACCGGTCGTCGCATTAGCTATAAATTGTACCCTATTAGATGTCGAGGTTAGTGTTATATTAGCACCAGTAGAAGTTGGTGAAGCTGGAGCTCGATATTTTATATTACCGTAATTTACGACATCTAACGGTTTTGCTGTACTTCCAAGGTACATATCAGAATTTGCTGCATCTGGTAATACCTCAAAAACTCCTCCAGTAGTCCAAGACATAGCAATATCATCTGAAGCACCAAAGTTGATAGGATCTCCATCGCCCATTGTAATATTGACATCGAATTCTACGCCATCAGTACCATTTTTGATGGTCATTATATCCTGTGTACCATCATAAAAGATTAAATCGCCACTTGACCATTTCGAATGTAAAGCCATTTTTTTTCACTTCCTTCCGCTATCCCTAGCGCCCAATTAAGGGCGAAAGGAAGCATTTTATTTTATTTTGTTACAGGGGCACCTTTAAGCATCTTATCTTTAGGCGCCCCTTTGATATCTTTATTCATTTTTTTAAGCTCTTCCTCTACCGGCTTTTTGGGGTTTGCGTAAACACCGATACCTTGTTCGACTAAAGCGTTTGCTACTATCTTATTTACCGTGATGATTTCACTTGCCCTGTAACCCCGCCAATCGTTTGAGAGCCTAATCCTCTCTTGAGAAGACATCATATACTCCTTCCGTTATTTTAGTCTATCGCAGTCTGTAATATAGCCTGCGGATACCTTGGTTCACTTAATATAGCAATTACAGTTCCTACCCATGCTCCAGATCCAGTAACTTCTGTAAGTGTTAAAGCTACGTGGTCATAATAAGTTGTACCCGTAGTACCAGCAGCTACATCAGCAGCATCAACCTCAATTATATACACTCCACCTTTCTTACTTGCTGACATTGAAAAACCAGTTGAAGTTGCGTCAGTTAAATCACCTGGTACATCAGAAGTTGCATCTGGTGTAGCTGCGAGTATTTGAGTTCTATACTTGAATGCTATTGCAGTTGCTGCTCCAGTACTTGTTGCTCCAGCTCCTACTGTTAAGACATTATCAGTATTAGCAACAGAAGCCCCAGTTACAACCAAAAATGTACATTTCTTGTAATTTTCTAAATTGACTACATCACTCGTTTTAGTTGCTCCACAAGTAGCTACAGGGTCAACTACATTTACCACTTTATTTATTTCACTCCATACTTGAGACATATTATTCACATCCTTCCAATTTATTTATTATTTTATTCTCTTTTATCCAGCGTTACGAATGGGCTCCTGGTTACCGCTGTACCCTTATATGGGGTAATAGCAGAATTCCACATTGGTTGTCCATCCATCCTAAAGGTGAATTTGAAAGTCTGCTCATCATATAAGAACCTTACATGGATAGAAGAAGAAGCATCTATCCCTCCAGTTTTTTCAACTATCAGGTACTGGCTTAGATCGAGGAATAATATATCCCCTTCATCACCTAAGGCCTGGCACTGTTCTATAGTCTGGATCGGTCTATTCAATAAGGTTCCATTAGGGCTCCCGACTAATCCGCCAACCCCTACACCGACTGGAGGCATGAATACTGGTACTGCAGCAGTCCCCATCTTATAAGCCATCTTGAATAGCTGTGGTTCTACATCTTGGATAATATACCACTTCGCCTTCAGCCTATTCTTAGCAGGCATCCTATTCCACATTTCAGCTATATTCTCGGCTACAACGGTATCGGCATCCTGTCCTGACTCTTTAGCTTGTGACACTAATGCTGCACAATTCCTAACCCCTAAGGGTTGACCTGCACCAGTCCCGTTGATTATGGCATCGTCGATCGCAAAGGCAAACTCTTCTCCGAAACCCTGTGTAGTAATATCTTGTAAGGCAGTTTGGTCTGCTAACAGCTCTTCAGTAGCATAATTGATACCCATTAGCTTATTGAGCCTTAAATCGATCTGCCTGAATGCTGGTTTTGATTTAGTTGCAGTCCCACCTTCAGCTACCCAGTAGGCCTGTATTCCGCCCCACCTTGAACCTGTAGCCCTCGATGTCTCATTGATTGCATTGATGATAAGCCTGTTACCACTGATGTTTAAGTGTCTACAATCTTTCACTACTATTCCGACATCATGGGTTACAGACAATATCTCTTTGGAGTATTCTGGGGAGACTAAAAATCCACCTTCGGCACCGACTAGTTCATTGGCTCCGGAAATATCCTTTGTATCGACCAACCTCTTATCTATCTCCATATTAGGGGTTCCTGCTAACATAACTGCATGTAACTGTTCACCAAAGTTTTTCCATTTGGATTCTTTATTTTCGTCTTCTGGATGGACTTCTTTCATTTTGTTGTCTTGCTTTTTGGATAACTCTTCGATCTTCTCGTTGAGTTCTTCCATCATTGAGCCTTTGATTTTTTCAGCCACTTCGGCTATTTGTTCATCATCTAATTGTGTATTGCTCTTGATTAATGCGATTAGTTCATCTTTTTTTATTGTTGCCATTTTTTGTCACTTCCTTCCTTGTTTTTTTGCAATTATCTGCTATCTCCAGCTATTATATTTCTCCCCCTGATATTTCTAAGATATCCCCAGCTAAAATCTTAATTGCCTAATAGTTAGATAACACTTTTATATAATTCACATAACCTTACCGGTTATCCTTTTAAAATTGTCACTAATCCCTTCCCTTAGATCTTTACTGATTTTATCAACTTGTTCATTCAATGCTTGTATATTTGCTTTTTTTACTTGGTTAACTATTTCCTTTATTCCATCTTCGTTTATCTCAATCATTTCAATCGTTTCCTCTTTTTCTTCTAGATGTTCCTCTGTTTTGTTATCCCCGTCATTCTCTATCTCTATACCGGTATTATCATCTTCTATTTCCAGCTCATCAGTCCCTTTCCCCGGTCCCGGCCTTTCTGCCCTCCTCATCTCTCCACCACATTTGGGACACTTCAAAGTATCGCAGTGTTTATCAGAAGTAACCTTATACCCACATTTGATACATTCGCAATTATACGTTTGTTTGCTTTCTTCTGCTGTGGCAGCAGAATCTAAGACATTTTGGATTAGCTTTTGGGCATTAGTTAAGTCAGTTTTATTCTTCCGGTTGAGGACTGCACCGGCTTTTAGCTCAATCTCTTCAATCTTTCCTTTTAGTCCTTTATTTTCCTTAACTAGCTCTTTGTTCCTATCAACCATCTCGGCTAATTCTCTTATATCGAATAGCCCTATATCTTTTAATTTATCTTCTTGTCCTCCCTCCTTAGTGGCTCCACCTACTTCATCCAAACTTTTCTTATTTCCCCTTATCTCTGCTATAAGATCCCTCTGTGCCACAAGTCGGTTTAAACTTTTCAATAATGCCTTTCCTATCTCAATATCCTCTTCATCTGCTATCATATTCGCGAAATCTACCAATTCCTTTATGTGGGCACCAGAAAAATCCTCAGTCTTCCCAATGACCTCATCGAGGATCTTCCCATCGATATCTCCAGCCCAATTGCATATCATTTCTTTCCTAAATTCAGCTTTAGGTAAAGGGAACCTCAAAACATGGTGGAATCTACCTGGTCTATCTAATAGTGTGTTAGGCAATTTTTCTGGTGAATTA